ACTAAAATGAATTTCACACAATTTTTAACCGAAGCAAAAAAAGAAGGTGCAAATCTTCACCTAGAACACATCGAAGATGAAGTTCTGAATAGAGGTGTTGCTGGCGCCAGAGATGCAATTAATTTTCTGCAAGCACTAAGAGACATGTTAGCAGGACATTCACAAACAAAAGTAAATGTCACAACAAAATGGGACGGTTCACCTGCTATCTTCTGCGGTATCAATCCTGACAATGGTAAGTTCTTTGTCGGTACCAAGGGAGTTTTTAATGCAAATGCAAAGTTGAATTATACCGATGCAGACATTGACACTAATCATCCAGGTGAAGGTCTTAATGTAAAATTAAAAGTTGCACTCCGTTATTTACCAAAACTTGGCATCAAAGGTGTTCTGCAAGGTGATATGATGTTTGCAAAAGGTGATTTGTCGGACAAGACACTTGATGGTGAAGATTATGTTACATTTCAACCAAACACATTAGTCTATGCGGTGCCTGCTAATTCTAAGTTAGCACAAACAATGCGAGCTGCACAAATGGGTGTTGTCTTTCATACTTCATACACAGGTAAAACATTCTCTGATATGAAGGCATCATTCAACATTGACATTAAGAATTTAACACCAACTAAAGATGTTTGGTTCCGTGATGCATATTTTACCGATGCATCTGGTACTGCATCATTTACAGAAGAAGAAACTAAATCTATTACTGCAATTCTATCTACTGTTGGTTCTATATTCAAACAAACTAATGCAATGTCTATCAACAGAATATCATCAAGTGATACCGTTAGAGAATATATTAAGACATTCAACAACACAAAAGTTAGAGAAGGTCAAAAGATTACAAACACAACTGCTCATGTGAGAGAATTAATTAAATGGGTAGAAGAGAAGTTGAATAAAGATATTGTCTCTGCAAAGATGGAAAAAACAAAAAGAGATAAGACAATGATTAAGAATGAAATCATGCGAACTATTCGTGGTAGTTCAAATGATTTAATTAAAATGTTTGACATGCAGAATGGTATGGTTGATGCCAAGAATATGATTATTAAAAAATTGCAACAACTAAGACAAGTAACAAGCACTTTTGTTCAAACAGAAGATGGATTTAAAGTTACTAATCCAGAAGGTTTTGTTGCAGTTGATAGACTAAAAGGTAATGCAGTTAAATTAGTAGACAGATTAGAATTCAGTCATTTGAATTTTACTGCACAGAAAAATTGGAGTAAATAATGCCAGCATATGATATAAACAAAATTCTTGCTGAGTATGGAGATAATGATTTTGGATTCTCTGCGGTATCAGAAGAAGAATACAATGCAGTTATCAATGAAAAAGATGAAACAGTAGAAGAATACAAAGCAAGATTGGCACAAGTAGAGAAGTTAATTATGCCATTTCTATCAAATCTTTTAAAGACGGCAGACAAACCATATATCAATTGGCCAAATAGAAAACCAATTCTTGAAGCGCAGATACAAAAGATTCTTACATTGACAAGAGGATAAGATGTTAGAAGCAATGCAAAGAGTCGCAAAGGCAAGAAAACTAATGGAACAACTAAACGAAACTGGTTATGTTGGCAATATTGGTATTATGGAATTGGTAAAGTTTCAACAAAAGGCTTCACCAGAACAGAAAAAGATGTTAAAATCTTTTATTGATAAAAATAAAGCAAAAGAGGCTTGGAAACTAGTGCAAGATGTTACAGGCATGAAACTACATAAGAGTGTGCATGAGGGAGTTAGTCCTGATATATTGCCAAAGGCAGGTGCAGGTCAAGATGGTACTGCTACATTGGCGAATACATATAAGAATGACACACCTGGATATGGTCGCAAGATAAAAAGATTTAAAGATTATTAAAAATTGGAGTTGTTATGAATGATATAGTGATTGGTAGTATTACTGGTTATGATTTTGACAAAATTAGACCATGGGTTAATTCATTAGACAGAAGTGGTTTCACTGGCACAAAAGCCATGCTTTGTTACAATGTTTCATATGAAACAGTTGAAGAGTTAGTCAAACGAAACTACACCATCCTTGCTTTCAAAAAGGATGAAGAAAACAAAAGATTTGTATACAGAGATGACTTCTCAATTGTAGTTGAGAGGTTTCTGCATCTATGGTATTTACTGAAACAGTTTGAAGGTCAATATCGATACATTGTTACGACCGATGTTAAAGATGTAATCTTTCAATCCAATCCTTCTACTTGGTTAGAAGAGAACATGGATGAAGCACAGATTAATGTTGCATGTGAATCAATCAAATACAAAGATGAAGATTGGGGCAGTCATAATCTTATGAAAGCATTTGGTCCGTTGATTCACGACCACAATAAAGATAGATTGATTTATAATGCAGGAACAATCTCTGGCAAGTTTGATACTATGCTTCCGTTGTTTCTAAATCTTTATATGATTTGTAATGGCACTTCACACTTTACAGAAGGTGGTGGTGGTCCGGATCAAGCTGCATTGAATGTAATACTCAATATGAAACCATACAGAGACATTACAAGGTTTACTGCCTCTGAAGAAGGTTGGGCTGCACAGTTGGGAACAACCGGTCCACAAGTTGCACATAAGTATGGTGACAAGTTGATTGAGAAATGTCCAACTCTAGTCGGTGATACAGTATGCACAAGTGATGGTAAACCATTTGTATTGGTACATCAGTATGACAGAGTACCACAATGGAAAGAATTGATTGAGAAAAAATATGCGTAATGTAATCTTTTGTCCTGTTGGTATTCCTATTGAGTACCATGATGCCTATGATAAAGACAATCATTGGCGAGTAGTTAAACCTAATCGTAATTATGAAGTTGTTGCATATACTTACAATGACTTTCAACCTGATTTGGGAACTTATGACATGCTCATCCGTGATAAAGGTTTCAAATGGGACTTGGCAAAACATTTCCTAGATACCTTTGATTATAGAGACTATGATTACATTGGATTTTGGGACGATGACCTTGTAACAGATATTCAAAGTATCAATCGTGCATTAGAGATTGCACAAAAACAAGACATGAAGTTGTTCCAAATGTCAACGATTGCAGGTTCAGCATCTTCACATGCAGTTCTACATCAAAATAAAGATTGGTCATGGAGTAAAACAAACTTCATTGAAGGCATGGCACCATGGTTTCATTCATCAATGATTCCAACTTTAATGGAATTTTGGAAGTATCATCATGTGTATAGTGGTTGGGGTTTTGATATGATATTCAGTACCATATTGAAACAGAAAGCTGGTGTTATACATGAAGTTTCGATGTATCATCCAGACAGAGAAAGTAATTATGATAAAACGGCTGCGTTTAATGAAATGAATACCATATTGAATGATGTGTTTCCTAAATTCATGGCTGATAAGTATGGTGAATATGCAAATATGAATATTGATTGGAGTGGTGCTCAAGGCCACGAAAAAGTTTATGAATTCTCAATAAAGGTATAATATGGAACAAAAGATTGATGTGAGCAAGATTATGAAAAAGAAACCTGTTGTTGAGGCAACAGAGAAGGTGCAAGGTCGCAGTTACACAAGTAATGCAACCAAGTTGTTGAAACACCTTGACCGACTAGAAATCATTCAAAAAGGTGGCAGACCGAAACCAGTTATGTTTCACATGTCACCTGCAAACCCATGTAACTTGACCTGTTCGTTCTGTTGCTTTGCCAACCGTTCTATGAAAGAAATGTTGACAGTCAAACAGATGAAATCGGCTATCGACCAGTTTCATGCTCTAGGTGTTCTAGGTATGGAGTTCACAGGCGGTGGTGAACCAACATTGCATCCTAAACTTGATGAAGTTATTGAGTATGCATACAATAAAGGTTTGAAGATTGGTATTTGTACCAATGGTTCTCGTTTGAAGAAAGTTAAGAACTGGCACATGTTGTCATGGGTTCGTCTTGGCATGTATTCTTGGGATGAAGAAAAACCATATCCATATCACCTTGAAGTATTTGAAGGTTTAGATATTGAAATCTCAGCCGCATATGTTTGGGATGGTGCAACAGAGACTTCTACTAATCCAAACATTACTGGTGAATGGATTGATTCAAAGGCTAAACGATTGGCATCTAACTCTTATAAAGAAGAAAACTTTATGAAAATGTTGGCTTGGGTAGAAGAAAAGAAAATCCCTTGTCGTATCGCCTTCAATGCAATTAAACCTGTTGAGTTGGTCAAACAAGATATTAACCGCATCCGTGAATTGATTGCTGTGCATGAAGAACAATATGGCAAATTGAAGTATGCTTTCTTGTCAGACTTTAACTTCAAAGGTGAACGCCGTAACGACAACTGTTATATGCACATGGTTAAACCTTGTGTGTTCACAGATGGTAATGTGTATGTTTGTCCTTCTGCTGAATTGGCACCAGAAAACAACTACCAAGTTAATCCTGAATTTAAGATTTGCGATATTGATGGTATTACAGATTTCTATAATTCACAAGTTGGTGGTGTAGGCGTAAGTCGTAGACACCATAATTGTTCATTCTGCAAATATTCGATTCAAAATGAATTGATTGATGATATCGTAACGGAGACAAGACATAATGAGTTCGCCTGAAATTAAAGGTGGTTGGGATTTGATGCCAACTTCACCAGACCTAACTAGAAATTTATCAACTGTATTTGATGAGAAATACTTTGAAGATGGTGTTCGTAGCAGAGTAAGTGCATACGAAAACTATCGTTGGATGCCTGAGAGAAGTATCAGAGAGGCATCTTCTATCATCAATAATATTCCTTTCACAACAGTATTAGATTATGGTTGTGCGAAAGGTTTTATGGTCTATGCATTACGATTACTTGGAAAAGAAGCACATGGTGTTGATGTATCGGATTATGCAGTAAAGAATTGTCATCCAAGAGTGAAAGATTATCTTACAGTAGTTGAAACTGCTGAAGATATCAAAGGCGGATGGGATTTGATTATTGCAAAAGATGTATTAGAACATATTCCAAAAGAATTGATTCCAGGTGTTCTTGCAGAACTACGCCGTAGATGCAAAACAATTTTCGTTGCTGTTCCATTGGGTGACGGCACACGATATCGTATTCGTGAATATGAGATGGATATCACCCATGTAACCAAAGAACCAGAAGAATGGTGGTTGACAACTTTAGTTGATGCAGGATTTAAAATCAAATACTTTGATTACGAATTCGGTCATCTAAAAGAAAACTGGACAAAACCACATCCTTATGGTAACGCATTTATAGTAGCCGAATAATGGAACACTTTTATCAAAATGTACCTGGACATTTCAATTACGAATATGTCTTTGAAGACACGATTGCTTATACACCACCAAACACACAAGAAAAATATGTTGAGATTGGTGCATGGAAAGGCAAATCAGTTTGTTATGCTGCCGTTGCAATTATCAATTCTGAAAAGAATATTACAATAGATTCTGTTGATACATGGGAAGGTTCTCCAGGAGAACCAGTTCTTATGGGAGATAAGTCTGTTGTTGATGGAACACTTTACGATGAATTTATAGCAAATATAGAACCAGTCAAACATATTGTTACACCAGTAAAAATGCCAAGTGTAGAAGCTGCAAAACTGTATGCCGACAAGAGTTTATTCTTTGTTTTCATTGATGGATCACATTTGTATGAAGCAGTCAAA